GAACCTCTCTCGCTTGGCTAACTTAATTACATTCTTGACTGCTACTTCATGGTGGTATGGGATTTGTAAATCCGAAATTACCAAGTATCGCTTAATCGTCATCCTCATCGTCAGTTGGATCTATGGATGGGATGATCCCACCATCGCCCACAATCCAATCAGGGAATGTCTTGTGTTCAGTCATCAACCAAAAAGCGTGCTCAGGTGTGAATCCTGCTTTTCTAGCTGCTTTGTAGCATTCGTGCAGAGCGGTGTAATGCTGATCGATCTTTGATAATGGTTCAGGAGATTGGCGAACGACTCGACGATTGATCTTTTTGCGTTTGATAGGTTTTCGTGTGTTCGCCATAATTAAAATTATCGCTTACTAATTAAAACAAACAGATCATCGACACGCTGTTCAAGTCTTGTAATTTGATCCTTGATTGAACTTCCAGAATTGGGTTTCAATTCTTGTAAGTAGGATTTAATAACCCAGCGCAGACCCAGCAATAAACTTGTAGATACGGCGGATACGCCAACGGCTATACCAACCCATTCGTTGGCTGTCATTTTGCATTAAGTCCATAATCAGCTTCTTTGCCGGATTTTGGATCAAGTGCCTTGGCAAGAGGTGCAACCAATGCTCCAGCAAGGATTGCAAACTCTGGTCGGATGTCAGCAACAATCGCCAACAGGACAGTTATACCGGAAGCAGCCACAGCTCTTAAATATGACTTAATTGCAGCCTTGTGTTTGTTTGATAGTTTCATGCGTTGCCTCCTAGTAGTGGGATGTTAAAAAATTCCCCAGTTTGTTTTGGATGAAAACTAATATGGATGTGCTTAGTGTGTGGATTAATGCCCTTGTATCTACGCCAACGCCAATTTAAGAGTTTGCTGGCAATATGATGATTATGTATTACATATTTGATTCGTTTATCTGTTTTGCCAGCAAGTCGAATTTGATCGGCAAGGTAAGCGGACATGCCCTCGGCTTTACCTAAATCAGCTGTAATGTCAATAGCACAAACCTCACCCGAAGGCAAGGCGTTGTGATCCGATTTTACTTTTTGATGCCTAGCGTCTGAAATCCAACCATCCGATTTCCTAGATCTATCGGCAAAACTGTCATCGATCTGCTCACGCAGTTGAACAGCTGCTTTAGATAGGTAGGGTTTCATCGGCACAATTCCTCAAGATTATGCCTAGGCGTTAGGTTTGCCTAGAGTTAAACCCTCTGGAATTGGTTTGCTGTATTCCCATTTGGCAATATAAGCACCAAGTCCATCTGAATCGTCTTGCAAATTTATTTCTTTACGAAAAGCAGCAAAATCGTTTTGTGCCAATTCTGGATATGCTTCAACTATTGTTTCCCAAAGTTCCATAATTTATGCTCCTAAATAAGTAAATTGAACATTTAGGTCAGCACCCGCTATGTTTAGATTGCCGCCTGAGTTTTGATAAACAAAAACTTCCATATAATCACCAGCAGTAAAAGTATGAATATATGAAAATGCAAGTTGAGTTGTATCGCCATTAACAGGTGGAACACCTGCTGGAACAATAAAAGCAGTTCCATTTTTGTATAATCTAACAAATCTGAAACCACTAGCATTGCTGGCAAATGTTACTACTCCAGATGTTAGCCATTTTCCACCTTTACCACTAGGAATAGTGAATCTTGTATTATTTGTAACATTGTCATGAATGGCATCTGTATCATAATCTTCTGTGTTAAAAGTAACTGCTGTGTATGTTGCATTGGCTATGGATTGAGTTGTAGATTTAGTTACTCCACAACCAACAAATGTTGAAGCACCACCAGCAGCAGCCCACTTGATTTTACCATCAACGGCTGTATCTACTGTTAATACCTGACCGGTTGTTCCAATTGCTAAGCGTTGAACTGCATCAGCAGCATCCCCAACCAATAGATCACCCTCGGCATCAATTACTGTGTTTTGAGTATCTGAAACATATTTCAAACCAGTTGTTTCTCCACTTGCTGCAACTAATCTTTGGTTATCAGTTCCTACTGCAAGGCGTGCTGGAGTGTCAGCAGCTGATGCTGCAACAATATCTCCCTTAGCATCAACAATTGCATTTTGAATTGCATTAGCATCATCTGAAGTTGCCCATGTTGGCACACCACCAGCAACTGTTAAAACTTGTCCATTTGATCCAATTCCAAGTCTTGTGTTTGTGTTTGCTGTCGCTGAACGATATTCAATATCGCCAAGAGTTGTAGATGGATTTAAGGCTTTTGTTGTTGTATCAACAGATGAACCAAGCGTGCGAATAGCAGCTGCGCCATCCTTAACCAGATCCGTGTCATCCGGTGTTTCCCAATTATAATTCGTAGTGTTTGCCATATTAGGCTACTGCTCCAATCGCATTTTCCCATGTAAGTGTACCACTTAGAGTGTTCCAAGCCTCTGAGGCTGATACTTGTTCCCATTGAACTGCAACTTGTGAGAACTCGATCGGACTCAAATTTATGGTTAAGAATAATTCATTAAATCTAGTGCTCCAACGCCAGCCTTCAACATAACCCTCAAATTGTAAGGTTGGGGCTATCTGAACAGGCAAGTCTGTAATTCGCATTGGCTGACCCACAAAGATCCCTAGCAAGGCATCTCGGTCTGCATCATCAATGGCTGAGTTAGTCAATGGGAATGTAATGCTGTCAAATAAGGCTCTTGGATAGGATCTAAGGGATATAAACCGATTAGCGACAGATTGAGCATCGGTGGCATCGTGCAAGACTGTGTTGATTGTTTCGCCTCGGTAACCAAATACCTCAATGCTGTCCAAATCAATTGCACTTACCTGTGAACCAAAGTTGTTGCCATAATTTAGAAATACATCGTTGCGGACATCTGCGCCCCTAGTCAAAACCTTTAATCCTGCTCCAAATGCTGTGTTTGCTGAAATCTCTGTGTAGCCATTATTGGCAAGATAATTTTGCCTGTGTAAAGCATCGGCATACCCAATGCGACCTTCATTATCCTCATACAAAACACCAAATGCGCTGTCAGCAATAAGGCTTGCAATGTTATAGACAGTATCTGGATCTGCGCCTCGATTTGATATTTCATAAACTCCAGGGCGATCAATTTCGCCAAGTCCTAAGTTTTCAGCATTTGCCCAAGTAACTGTTGGGTCATATCCTGCCCATGTTTCAGCTGCCGGCACTTCATTCCAATTGTTCAAGAATAAATCAGCAAGCAATTCAAAGATTTGGTCGCCATCATCATCTCTAGCCAATGTGCCGTCATAGATAACCTTTGGCAATTTAGCCAATGAACCTAATGCAAGGATTGTGTAAGTAAAGGTTTCGGCAACGCTACTAGCTGATGCAACCTCGGTGGTAATGTCTGTAATGTTGCCACCAAATAAAGTCCTAAAAACATTGGTGCTGTCTTTAACCTGTAATGCTATTCCGTCATTAACTTGGAAATTGTAGTTTTCATTGTTTAAAGCCACTAATGCAATTTGAATATAAGATGGCGTTGGCTGTGCGTAAATATCCTCACGCCCTGCTTGATGGGCAATATCGGAGATAGCGACATCGGTGTATTCCACACCATTGATGCTTAACTTATATTCAGGCGTAAAGACTGACATTATCTCGCTCTAGTAATGCCGCTGTTGTAAAGCTGTGGAACTGATCTGGATGAACTCTGATTTATGACCTTGGCAACTGCTCTTGCAGCACCTTCTGAATCTACGGCTTGAACTGTAACATTTGTAACTGTTGTGCGATTTTCACGAACATTTGCAGGAACTGCTGGCAATGGTGCTGCGCCAAGCATTCCTAATTGACTTGCACTTGGAGATACATTTGGAATATATCCAACATCGCCTCCGGGTTTAATGATATTAACAACTCTAATTGCTTGATTTGCTAACTCTGTCAATCCGCCAATAACTTCACGAATAAAGTTAAGTAAGCCCTTTAATATATCTGCGAGTCCGCCAATTGCTTTTCCAAATGTTTCAGCACCTTTTTGGCTTTGTGCTAATCCTGCGCTTAATCCTTGATCGCCCGTCAATCCTGCAATAAACGCATTTAGGGTTGGTATGCCTGTTTCGTTTAAGAATCCAATAAAACTTTCAACCGCTGGAAGTAATGCAACACCCAAGGATTCTTTGGCTTCATCAAATCCTACTTTTAAGCGATCAATTTTGCCTTGGAATGTTTCAGCGTTAGCAGCTGCTGCTCCACCATAAAGATTTGATAACTTTTCCTGAACTTGGGTAAATGAAAGGGTTGATAATTCTGCTTTAGATAATCCAAGTCCCAATCTGCCTAGAGCTGTGGTGTTTCCATCCTGAGCCCTACCCAAAGCATTGGCAACAGTTTCAAGTTCTAATCCTCGACCTTTGGCAATGTCCAAAGATAGGTTTAACAGTTTTTGCGCTTCCTCAGTATCTTTTGTGGAAACTGCTAATCTTTGTAACGCTGGACGCAGTTGATCATCAGCCACACCAGTTGCTAAAGATGTCTTGAGAATATAAGCCTCAGTTGCTGCAATTTGATCCTCAGTAGCCCCTGTGGCGGTGCGTAGGGCAGCAGCCAACCTTAATTGTGCAGCCTCATCCTCTATTGCAGCCTTAACCCCATCAACGGCTAATTTAGTGCCATAGGCAACGGCAGCAGCAGCAGCGACTGCGAATGCAGCAGCAGCCTTCTTGCCAAACTCTGAAATCTTGCTTGAGTTACTTTCGACCGCTTTGTCGGCTTCGCCTAGCTTCTTTTTTAAGTCATCAACATCGGCAAGGATTGATAACTTTAATGTGCGATTACCGGTTGCCATTAGACCCATTCCTTAATGATGCGATTGAAAGCCTGTTCCCATTTGTTAATCAATTCAGGCTGAATTTTGCGAAGGGTTGGATAGATGAACCAACCTCTTGAACCTCTGCCTTGCCGTCCTGAATATGTAGGGAACTGCTTGAACTTATTAGATCCAAACTCAACTCCACCCCATAGGGTTTGCGTTGTAGCACCACCTGAAAACTTTTGTCTTGCGAAACCATAACGGAACTCACCGATTTTGCTGGACTTAGAGATGCTAACGCCTTCTGCGATTCTTTCCGCAGCCTTGCCAGCCTTTGTTCGAGTTCGAGCTGCCTGTTTAATTTCCTCTGATGCAAAATAAGCCAGAGCAGCAGATTGACTTCTTGCTTCCTCTGTTGCTTGGTCATCCATAAGTTTGAAAGCCTTGTAAATATCACGCAAATCGTTTTTATTGTATGCAATGGTTTCTTTAGCCATTCCTTGCCTCCAATATCTCGATCGCTGTTAATATGTCATCCGCATCAACCCATTCACTCATTGGTATCTTTGTGGCAATTGCCAACTCGACCAATAATCTGTTTAGGCTTCCTGCTTTATGGCTTTTGGGTTTGCATCACCAACGATGACATCCGCTACTGTTTCCATCCAAATATCCATTGGTTTGATGGGCTTATCTCCTGCAAGTTCACGCTTATGTGCATGATAAGCAAGAAACATAAGATCCCAAATACCCAACTTCTCGGATGCCTGACCAATAGTGTTTCCTGTCTGCTTTTCCCATTTCGCCCACTCAGGTGGTT